GTATACCTGTTTGAATATAAGGAAGACCAGATGAACCGCCACCAGGCTGGTCATTTCCGAATTTTAAGCTTTTTAAATTAGTCTTTAAATCTACTAGTGGCATTTCACATTATTTTAAATTACTTAGTTTAGTGTAGCATATTCATTTGTTTGAATATCTCCAAAATTCCATGCAACTGTATTTTCTGTTTCGGCTTTTCCGTTGTATTTGTCTATTTTATTTGTTTGATTAATAGTAACAGAAGGCTTCATCATTTTCATTGTATCTTTAATTTCTTCTGCGGCTCCTTTGTTTGAACCTACTTTATCTTTAGCTGCATTTTCACCTACAGATACTGTTTTTGCTTCTGATCCAGATCCTTTTATATTTTGGGCCATTTCACGAGATCCGCCTCTTATTTGCGCAGCTATTCTATAAGCCTCTGCTTCTCTTCTGTCTCCTTTTTCTCCAATAGTAAAAAAGTTAGCAATTTCACCTCCGACTTCAATAATGTCAGCTAACATTTCACCAGCGAATTCTATAAAAGTTGAAATTGTATCTCTTATAGTTCCTATAATACCTTTAATAGTATCTGGTTTAGAAAGTTTATCTACAAATGCTTCTACTTTTTCAATTATTCCACTACGCTCAATAAACTCTACAATAGATTGTTTTATTTTTTCTATTGTTAAAGCAAGCTTTTCTTGTGCTGAGGCTCTTACTAAATCATTATAAGCTGCTTCACTTCCTGCTTTATTTATGGCTTCTTGCTCTCTACCTGATTTCCTTAATAGATCTACTTGTTTTAATAAGTCCTCTCTACTCTTAACACCAAACTTAGAATACAATTCTTGCTGCTTAAGCATTTCAGACATTTCGTCTCTAGACATTCCCATTGCATCAGCTATAGATTCTTGTTGTATCCTGTTTAACTTATTAAATTGTTCAAAATCTCCTGTATGTTTTGCAATTTCTGCAGCAGCTCCTGCTAAATCATTATTTAAAAATAGCTCTCTAGCTTTATTTAAGTTAATATCTTTTCCTGTTAATAGTTGAGCTTCAAATTCTTTTGATATAGAAGATTCAAAATCTAGGAATGAATTAGCCATTCCATCTAATTTCTTAAGTTCTAAACCTAATGCTTTAGTACTAAGAAATGCTTTTGTTAATTTATCAGGATATTTTGCAAATTGTAGTCCTAAATATCCTCCAAGATTTGATACTTCTTTTAATACTTGTTGATATTGAAAGCTTACACCTGTTGCCCTTCTAAGTCCAACTACTTGAGCAAGAACAGATTTAGCTGTTCCTTCAGCACTATTACCTGTAATTTGTGCTGATTCTGCAATTTTAGCTCTAGTATCTGCTTCTAAGCCAGCAAAATCTTTTAATTTAATATTAGTTCTTAATATTTCTGCACTAAAAGTATTTGTGACTCCTAATTGTTGTGTTAATTCTAATTGGGACTCAAGATACTTTTTACCATTCATGTAAATATCTCCTGATGCTTGTGATGCAGCAGCAAGACCTCTATATAAACTTCTTGCACCTTCTGCTGAAAGATTTAATTGTCTACCAGTTTTGACAATCATATTGTCTACACCAAGAACTAAATCTAATAAAGCAGAAAATCCATCTATTAAACCTCCTACTAATCCTCCTACTAAAGGTATTTTTCTTGCTAAATCTGAGACACCACTTGTAAGACTTCTAACTACATTACCTGAGTCATCAGATAATCCTGCCATAAAATTACCTGCTTTTGCAGCAGCATTTCCTATACCATCTAAACCTGCGGATGCTAATTTATAAGCTCCAACTGCGCCCGCTGCTAATCCGCCTACTAAAACTGCAGGATCTGATAGTTTATCTTTTATTGCTTGTTTACCTGCTTTAAAACCTTCTTTTATTACAGACATTTTTTTAGAAAAAGATCCGCGCTCTCTTCCCATCAATGCTAATTGCTCATTAATAGATTTTATTTGATCTTGGTTACCAGATTTTTGAGCTTCAGCTAATTGATCTTGTAATGTCTTCCTCTTTTCATCTTGCTCTACTAATCTTCTTCCCTCTATAACCATTGCCTCATAAGATTCAGTACCTACTCTTAAACCAGTAGCAAAGCGTCTCATTAAATCACCAGAAATACCTAACTGCTTTGTAGTTTGTTTTTCGGTATCTAATGCCTCTTTACCAAAGTTTAATCCTTCTTTAGCAATCCTATCAGCTTCTTTTAAAGCTACTACTTGAGCTTCTTGTGCAGACAGACCGTCTTGCAATCTTAAATTTCTAGCTGTCTCTTTATTAAGGAGAAAATTTACACTATTGGCTCTATCTAAGAATGCCTGTCTTTCTGCTTCTGTACCTGCTTTTAAAGCAGATTTTTCATATTCTGCTTTTCTTTTTTCTAGTTCTGCTAACTTAGCTTGAGAGCTAGAGTATTGTTTAACTCTATTTAAAGAATCAGTACTTAATACTTTCTCAGCGGTAGCTAATTGTTTAGATACGGTAAATTCTCTTTGTTTAGCTTTATAAAGCTCATTACTTATCTGCTTTATATTAATCTGTGTCCTATCTAATGAAGATACTCTAGCTTGTATGTCTTCATAAGACCTATCTATTTTCTTTAATAGGTTTATAGACTCTTTGAGAATATCATTGATATCTCCTTGCTCTTTTTTAACTTGTTGAACGCCAGATATTGTTTGCCTAGTTTGTTCTCTATCTGGACCAATATTTTGATTTTCTCCTGTCATTTATTAGTATTACCTACGAATAAATATTTACTTTTTGTTTTTTACCTTCGAAACAAATGTAGGTTCTTCTTTTGGCTTAGCAAATTCAGGGAATTTGATCTTTTTAGGATCAGTCTTTTCTGTTACCTTTTGACGGCTCTCGTTCCTTATTTCTTCTACCTTTTCTAGGTATTCATTGATCTTTCTAAGGTTAAATCTACGTTTTGAAACGTCCATGTTCCAAACCTCAGAATAGGTAAAGCCACCTCCACCATGATAGGTAAGTTCAAATACTTCGGTCATGAATGCGGACCTATAGTCCGCTCCCGGGAAAAAAGAACTCAGCGGTCATAGGTAGATCTAGTTCTAACTCTGTACCATCTTTAAATTTAATAGGAAGCTTCATGTCCACATCCGGTGTTATAGAAGCGATATATTTGCGAAGTTCAATAGAATCCATAGCTAAAAGATAGCCTTGATCAACAAAGTCTCTTACTGTTTTTATAGATCTATCACCATTAATAGCTACGATCTGGTGTTTAAGCCTAGTAGTTAACGCTCCGGCTTCTTGACCTAAATTCTTTTTAACTCCTTTGATCTCGTCGTCTATTTTTTTATCATCGGCAACAGTCAATATTTTGAATGTTACTGTATTTTTAGACTTAGGCAAAGTAAATTCAAACTCATTGCTATTTTTGAAAATAGAAAAGTCTACTTGTTTATACTTAAGATTTTGTAAATCAGTATCAACAACCTCTTCTTCACTTGTATTAGGATTAGTATATTTAAATGAATAATCCTTACCGTATGCTAGAATTCTTGCCGCTATCAGTAAGCCATTCCTGTCACCCAGGGTTAGCTCTTCATAATTGATTGGTGATTTTATTAGGCTAGTTAACATCTTCTCAATGGCGAGGCCCTGGCGAAGCAGGTTGACATTTGTGAGAATGTCTTCCTCTTTTGCTGTCATATACTTCATTTCAACTTGCCCGGATGATAGTGGGTTTTCTTTTGCATATAGAAGACCTTTACTTGGTAGGTCTATTAATTCTGTCGGAACCGTAAATTTTTGATCTGCCATAAAACGTATTTATTTATAAATATAAGAATATCTAGTTTTATAAAATAAAAAAAGCCCCTAGTAAGGTTACTTATAATATATCTTATGAGTTTGAAGAAATTCGTAGTATTTACTTCTCTTTGATCTTGGTTTAGGATTATTAGAGTAGTTAGATCTATTTAACTCTTCATGAAAGATACTACAGTTCATATTCATTTTATTAGCTAGTTGAAGAGCAGATCCCGCTTCTATTCTTTCACCAGTTATTGTATTCTCGCATACCACAGTGCCTTTAGTAGCTCTTGACTCTTTACCTACTTTACCTAACTTTGATTTCGTGGCAGATATAGAATATCTTTTTTTCTGTTCTTCTGATCTTTTAGTGCCTAGTGTTTTATTGGTATTGATCCATCCATTAGATAAATAACTTTCTAATTTGTCTTTATTGACTTGTATAAATTCATTAGTTACGGGATTTAAAATCCACTTTTTACCTTGATGAGCTTTTCCTATATTGCGTTTATGCTCTTTTGTTTTTTTGCGTTTCCACAATTTCATTAAAGCTTCTCTTGCGGATGCATACTCTTCTTCTGATAGTTCGAGATCGCCACTATATGTCATTCTATGAAATGCCCATAGCATTTTATTACCATATAAAAAATGATCTTTAAACACATCAGCAAGTATTTTATGAACTCTATAGTGTTCTCTAGCTGTTAATAAAACAGTAATACTTTTTTTACCAAACTGTTCTAAGCACTCAGGAACTATATGGTGTGCTTCATAATATGTAGTACCATCTTTTTGCCTATTCTCAGATAGTGCATTTCGTATAATAGCAAAGTAACTTTTAAACATAAAAAAACCTCCCCTTTATAATAAATATCAGGGAGGTTAGTAAGTTAATAGTTTAGAACAAAAATATTCTAATAATTAAGCACTAGTAATTTAGGACGCAAAAATCCATTCCAATAGTCAAAGTCAATTCAGTAGGATCAGAAGTAGACCAGTCATAGTTACCAAAAGCAGTTTCTTTAATGAAAGCGCCTTTAACGATCCATTCACTAACTATATCACCTACTGGACCAATGATAGAAAGGTTAAGATCTTTCTTATAAAAGTCAGAGTAACCATCACGACCAGTTACAGACTCATGGTGAAGACGTACCCACTCCATTACAGCTTGTTGGCCAGAAGGAGAAATTGGATTATAAAGTGACAAAGTCATATCTCTCCATTCAGCTTTACCTTTGATCTTACGATAAACGTTGATGTGGTCGAGTTTGATCTCATTTAAAGTTACACCTGGTGCGTCTGCCTTCTTAATCATATAAGAAGGAATACCGTCAATGTACATCACGAATCTGTTTGATACTGTAGGTTCAAACGCGGTGAACATTATTTCATTTGGATCCAATACTGGCATTGTATGTTAAGTTTTATTCTACTTATAAATATTCGATAACGAATTTATTTATCTTCTTCTTTCTTTTCGTGCTTTGCTTCTTCCATACCACCGGTCATTTTACTGCCTATAGTAGATTTAGCATCGCCACCTATTTCTTTATATGCTTGCATAAAACCTTTCATTCCTTTAAGATTATTTTTTTTCATATAAGAAATGATACCTTTTATTATACTGCCTGATATACCTAATCCTGCTATAGCTGCTGGGATCCATGCATATTCAACACCAGATGCTTCATCTACACTTTCATTCTTATCAGCCATTTCCATCTCTTCAATTTTCTTTTCAAGCTTAGATTTAGCGGCTTTTAATTCGTCTAATGTGTGTACTTTATTTTCCATATTTTCATTTGTTTCTTCAACTACTTCTTCTACTTTTTTCATTCCGTCTTTAGGAAGCTTCTTTTCTTTTACAACTGTCCAGTCACCAAAAGCCTTTCCAGACTTTTTGGCTTCATTGATAGTCAATTGCTCTTTTACACTCTCGTATAAGTGAGCCGGTACTTTAATTCTTAATATTGTATTATCGTTCATCTTAAGGTTTTTTTATATTATTGACCAAATGATGTACCAGTTGGAAGAATGTTGAAGTCAAGTTGAATGAATTCAGCAGTCTTAGTTGGTTGCAAGTAAATTGTACCTACTAATTGGTTACGATCTACTACATCTGGTGTATTATTAGTTTCGTCCATTACTACTTGGAAAGCGTAAAGACCTTGTCTTTGTTGCACTGATTCCAAATAAGGATTAACTTGATTTAAGAATTTATTACGAGTTACTTGAGTATTAGGCTCGAATACGATTGTTTCACCTATTTGACCGATATAGTCTTTAAGGGCAATCAACAAACGTCTTACGTTAACACGATCAAGTGCAGATGGCTTTTGTTGCAAAGTTTTCTGACCGTAGATCACTGTACCAACTCCAGGGAAAGTAGCAATTGGGTTAACTTTACCTTGATAAAGAGTATTGCGATCGCCTACAGTCAACTTTCTTTCAGGCTGAAGTACAGTTGCCAAAGCACCACGATTCAAACCTGCTGGAGCAAACCATTCTGCAGATACTTTATCATTGTATTCGTAAACAGCTGGTACTAATGTAGAAGCTGGAACGAAATTTATTTTACCAGTCTCACGACTTCTAATTTGTACCCATGGCCAGTAAGTAGCACCATATGAGTTATCGTATCCTTGTGCTTTACTAACTGTTGTAATAATGCTTTGTCCATAAGACACCATATCTACTACAGCAATAGCATCACCACGCTCTTGTACTAAAGTAAGAATATCATTAACAGTGCTAGAAGCATTTTGGCTATTCAAACCTGGTGCATAGATAACATTGAAGTCATATGCATCAGTATTATTCAACAAATTGATTGCTACTGCATAATCTGCAGGGTGGATACCTTGAATATTAGTTGAAGGTTGAGTTACTACTGAATTTGCAGCAGGTATGTTTTCAAACAAATTTACTGCAATTTTTCCAAATGAACCGAAGATAACACCTTCAGCACCACCGAATGCTCCTTTAGCAGTTCCTGAACCTGATTGAGGCAAAGATCCTGTAAACTGAGGTTTTGCATTTCCTGTTTGATCAAAATATCCAGGAGTAGGTTGTGTAACGCTTTTAACTCTTACGTACTTACTCTTGTTTTGGTATGATCCACTAATTTGTAAGTAGTAGTTTTCTGTAGAATCTTGACGAATAGTTTCAGTTTGATCGCCTATTACGTATGCGATATAGTTGTTTTGGTTAGGATCTAATGAAAGACCATTCCAAGTTTCAAGTATAGTTGGACTAGTATCATAATCGTCACCACGACGAATTACTAAGTTAAACAAGCCAGATCCCTGATCTCTAGAAGTAATCTGCCAACGAACGTTTGCAGAAGAACCTGATACTAAAGAGTTTGTATTTGAACCAGTAGCTCCTATGTTGTTCATTACTGTACCAACAGAAAGAGTTTCGAGTTCAAAAGAAGCTGTACCATTAATAGCAACTACAGATGCTGTTGCTGCGGTATAAGATCCTGAACCTACTCTGGTAACGAGAAGAGAATCTCCACCTTGCTCAAAATAATTAAGAGCGGCGATAGAAGTCAAATACTCGTAGTTAGCTCCACCAGAAACGAAGGCTGCTCCAAAGAGAGCTTTGTACTGTGAATAAGATGTTACTACTGTAGGGATATTTACTGGACCAATTACTGTAGGTCCAATCAATGCTGCACCAACAGCTATAGGACCTTGAGTTATTTGGGATAAATCGTTTTCATTTAAGAAAACTCCTGGGCTAATAAGTGTTTCGGCCATTTATATTATTTTTATCTAGTAATAAATATCAATACTTTATTCAAAACACTTTAGCTAAATTCCCCAGTCTCAATATTTATGTTGACGTTACCGTATTTGCCTCTCAACTCTTCAAAAAGGTCTTTTTCTCTTTTCTTCAAGTCTTTTATTTTCTGTGTCTCTTCCTCAATCAGTAAGTCTAAGGTTATTTTTTGATACTGTAATTCACCTAACATCGATGCTATATCTAAAGCATCTTTTTTAATTAACTGGATCCTTTGTAACTCGTTTTCTGTAATCTTTTCCATAACGTAATTCTATAATAAATATATAAACTGTATTGAGAACGAAAAAAGCCCCTCAAGAAAGAAGAGCCTTTTCGTATATATTAAAAAACAAAAGTCTTGTTATTCATCTACCTTAATCAATTTAAACAAAGTAGGATAGTTTCCTTCAGATTCGATAGAATCAAAATCAGACAGTGATAGAGACTTATATTCTATGTCCCTTTCTTCTTGTAGTAGAGAGTTAAACTCATTTTGAAACTCTACGAACTTAGGATTAATTTTATTAGAGACAATCTTACCCTCTTCGTCTTTTACTATGTCTGTGTACATAGGAATAAAGATATTTCCTTCTTCATTTGTCTCTCCATACTTTTTAACCAACTCTTCTTTTAGCTTTTCTATAGACTGCTTTTCTTCAGATACTTTTTTCAAAAGATCAGTAAGCCAATATTTTGTAGTTAGCTTAATCTTTTCATTTAGAATACCTTTTGAAATAACTTCACCTGTTTCCTGGTTACTAGCTCCAGCCAACTCTATTTCCAGATTGTAGAATTCAAATAATTTAAGCGTAACTTTTTCCATTATTTATTTTGCTTTTTTAACTGCCTTCTTTGTTGTGTCTGCTTTCTTTTTAGTAGTAGCTTTTTTAACTGCTTTAACAACCGGGCTATCTTTGATTTCTTGAACTACTTCTTTTACTTCCTCTTTTACTTTTTCTTCAACTTTGTCAACAAATACTTCTACCTTTGTGTCGTCAGTTTTTTTAGATTTAACTACAAAATAAGCAACAACTGCAGCTGCTAATAAAATTACAATTAAGAGTGTCATAGATGATTATTTATTTATAAATATACGAAAATAAAGAAAAAATTAGATTTGGCCCACTTTATATAATCTTCCTGTTGGATCTGCTGCCTGAAGTTCGTCTGCTTTAGCCTGAGCTTCTGGCTCATTATCATATTTATACTCTGGATCGTTCTCATTTAACTTAGCTACCCAGATTTGATCACTGCCTGGTATGAATTGTTTTAATACTACGTACATGATTGTTTATTTATAAATATAAAATTAAGGTAAATTAGTTATTGTTATATCACCGGAAATAGTATCTGTAGATCCGTTATAATTTGTTGGAGTTACTGTTATAGTTATAGTTGTTGTATTATTTCCTGTTACACTTACTGTAGCATTTGTACAAGAAAGTGTATCAGAATTTACACTAACAGTTCCTAGACCTCCATTTGCATCTATAATAGTGAATATCCAAGAATTAGGAGATGCTACTTGACCAGAAGGATAAAAAGTTCCAGTATTTCCTACTGTTACTGTTCCACCTGTGCCAAAACCACCTAAACTAACTGTTAAACTATCATAAGAAAACGATGAGTTTGTAACTGTAAATGATCCATCTATAGTATCTCCTGGACTATATCCATACCACTCACTCATAGCATGTGGAGCAGTTTGATTTAAACTACCGCTCTGATTTGCTAACCAAAATAAAGATCCTACAGCAGGAGTAGATCCTCCAGCTAAAGAAGAATTTGCTTGATTGGATGCTCTACCAAGTTCAGTATTAAACATGCTCATTGATATAGCACCACTTCCAGGTATAGCCATAAACTATTATTCTATAGTTGTAGTTGTTGTAGTTGTTGTAGTTGTTGTACTAGTAGTAAGTTCTTCAGTTGTAGTAGTCGTAGTTGTACTAGTAGTCAACCAAGGTGGAGTTTGTGTTAGTATAGGAGGATTGATTTTATTCTCAATCTGCTGGGCTACACTTGCTTCATATTGTGCCATTTGTTCAACACCCATAGAAGTTGTCATCCAGTTATATACTGTATCATAAGTTAGTTCTTCAAAAGGAATGAATACTGAACCTGTCTCATAAGTAACTCCTTGAGTTCCTATAACAGAACCTATATAAGATCCTGTTGATCCATAAAGTTGCCAGTGTACTAAGAACACAACATCTGTTTGTCCTGATGCTGTTGGATAAGATTGCAGTGGATTAAAATTCCATATATAGTTAACGTCTAAAGCCATTTTATTATGTTTTATTCTGCAATAAATATTTTAACTCTTCTATCTGTTTTTGTTGTTCTTTGATTGCTCCTACAAGTAGAGGTATAATGCCTCTTTCTCTGAGAGATAAAGTCTGATCATCATTAGACCTAACAAGTTCAGGTAAAACTTCTTGTACTTGTTGGGCTATAAAACCTAAGTCGTCTTTTATACCTGCTAATTTACTTGACTTAACATCTTCTTTCCAAGTAAAAGATACGGGTTGTAACTTAACTATTTTATCTAAAGAATTTTCAATAGCTTTGATGTTTTCTTTAAATGATATGTCAGAAGGTGTTCCATAAGCAACAACATCAGCTCTAGCAG